ATAAAACTCCTATAACAGGACAAATAAAAGTTTTAAAAGAAATATGTGAAACAATCCGAGAACAAGCACCTAATAGTGAAATATATTGGAGTGTAGAAAACAATACACTAGGCGAAGCCGCATTAGTTGTAATTAACGAAATGGGCGAGGATAATATACCCGGTACATTTTTAAGCGAACCTAAAAAAGCAGGCAGTAACAGAACATATCGCAGAGGCTTTAATACTACTAACCGTAGTAAATTAACAGCATGTGCAAAATTTAAACAATGGGTAGAAACAGAAAAACTAAAAATAAAAAGTAAAGCATTGTTAAGAGAAATCAAAGTGTTCATTGCACGTGGTGCCAGTTATGCAGCTAAAGAAGGCGAGACAGATGATCTCGTAATGGCTACAATGCTAGTAGTTCGTATGGTGCAAGAAATAAGTCGCTATGATGAAAATACATTTGAAGATTTGCGAGATAGTTTTGATGATACTGATTATTTGCCGCCCATGCCAATAGGGCTAATATAAACTAAAAGCATAAATAAGTGTATGGCGATTAATATAGATAAACTAAGTGAACAAGTATTTAAAGTACTTAAAGGACATGGATTAAAACTTGAGCTTTTTACTGATGACGGTAAGAGCACAATTGATCCTATGGAAGCCAAACGTTTTTATAATGGCGATAATAAAATAATGGTTAATCTAGAAAATGTCGACGAAAAGATAGAATTAAAAGTAAACTTGGGCAAGAGTACAGAAGTAGATAGTATCCGTAAATTGTTAGATAATTTGCGTCAGTTAGCATCTAGGAATATTGTAGAATATACATTAAGAACTTTTGGCAAGGATATTGAACCCAAAGATTTTGCTTATCAAGCAAAAAGGAATAGTGAAATGAATGTACAAGAAAGTTTTAGTAAACCATATGGAAGTAGCAAGAGCAGCTATCAAGCATTAGAAAATGCACGACTTATTATAAAACATAAAAAACATGTTGATGAAGAAGTACGTGGCAGTAGAAGCCGTAATATACACAGCTTGTTTATCGAAAATGCAGACGGTGAACGCTACAAATTTCCTGTAAACAATCTAAGTGCCGCACGTGCAATGCTACGTCACATTAAAGAAGGCGGTAACCCATATGATGAACTAGGTGGACACATCATTTCATTAGCAGAGGAATTTTCACAGTTACAAAAGTTTCGTAACTATGCAAGAAAGAATTCACTAGTCAGTGAAGACACAGAAGAAGTAGTTGAAGGCGTAGGCAATCGACTAGAAAAAATTAAAAAAGAATTTAAATCACTAAGTGGCACTAAAGGCTATAAAGTGTACAGCGAAAACTTTAAGCAATCTACAACCTCTTTGGAAGAAGAAAGTGTAGACAGTCTTAGAGATAAATTTACAGTACGCAGTTTTGACGAGAATGTCGCCGATGCATTACCGCACGTTGCCCGTATAGTGAGAGAAATAGCAACCGATAAGGACAGAATGATTAGACTGAAAGCCCTTATCGACAAAGTCACAAAAGGTGGTCCTATCTCAATGAGAGATATGGATCCAAATGATCCTGATAATCCTGCCAACATGACAATTCGAGGCGATATTAACCAAGATGCAGCGTTGGCAGGATATCTTTCCATGCACAGTATGGACGACGAATTAAGTAACATGTTAGCGCAACTAGTTGACGATATACATGACTTAAACCCTAAGGCTCAACAGGTAGCAAAAAAAGTATTGACTTATGTTCAAAAGAATGCTACTATGAAGAATCCTAAGGAAGCATCATTAGATGCTACACAAAAAACCGTCAAGCAAATTGAAGAAGTTCTCAGTAAATACGATCCAGAAGAATTTTTACTATAAGTACTTGACTTTAAAGACTAAATATAATATAGTAGACACAATGCATAAGTGTTGTGGCTACACTAGGCAAAACAAACTTAGGCAAACAAAGGCTAATATAGGAGAAAAATTATGGCATCTTTGGCAGAAATTCGAGCAAAATTGCTCGAGCAAGAAAACCGTGGCGCAGGTAAAGGCGCATCTAACTTTGGTGGCGATAACGCAATTTATGCGTTTTGGAATATTCCAGAAGGTCAATCAGCCACACTAAGATTCCTCCCAGACGGCGATGATACTAACACTTACTTTTGGCGTGAGCGTCAAATGATACGTATTCCTTTCAGTGGTGTCGCTGGCGGAGATGAACACAAACCCGCAATAGTAACTGTTCCATGTATGGAAATGTGGGGCGAAACATGTCCTATCCATGCAGAGATCCGTCCTTGGTTTAAAGATCCAGCGATGGAAGATATGGCTCGTAAGTATTGGAAAAAGCGTAGTTACTTGTTCCAGGGCTTTGTAGTTGATAGTCCACTTCAGGAAGATAGTGTTCCTGAAAATCCAATCCGTAGATTTATTATTAATCCTAGTATTTTTAATATTATCAAGCAGGCGTTGATGGATCCGGACTTTCCTGAAATTCCAACAGACTATGAGCAAGGTACTGACTTTAAACTTGCAAAAACGCAAAAAGGACAGTACGCAGATTACTCTACTAGTAATTGGGCCCGTAGAGAGCGTTCGTTGAGCGAAGATGAGCGTAATCATGTGGCATCTCAAGGTTTGTTTAACTTGAACGACTTTATGCCCAAGAAGCCTGACAGCGAAGGAGTTAATGCTATCTTCGAAATGTTTGAGGCAAGTGTTGATGGTCAACTTTATGATCCAGCACGTTTTGGTAATTTTTATCGTCCAGCAGGTGTTAACCTGGATGGACTGACATCAAACGCTACAACTCCTGTAGCACAGCCAGCACCTGCTCCGGCGCCTGCTCCGGCACCAGCACCTGAGCCAGTTGCAGAGTCAACTCCGGCACCTGCCCCAGCGGCGGCACCGGAAGCCGATACAGGCAAAGCGAGTGCGCAAGATATTCTTGCCGCTATCAGAGCACGTAAAGGCGAATAATTAACCGGCACTGTGGGGGATAGAATCCCCCACACTTTTTTATCAACTACAGGAGAAAACTTTATGGCGAGACCATTTGATGTAAGTAAATTCCGTAAAAGTATTACGAAGAGTGTTCCAGGAATGAGTATTGGTTTTAGGGATCCTGATACATGGATCTCAACTGGTAACTATTGCCTGAACAAATTAATTAGTGGAGACTTTAGAAAAGGTATTCCACTTGGTAAAGTTACAGTACTAGCAGGCGAAAGTGGCGCAGGCAAATCTTATGTTGCGGCAGGTAATATTGTACGTAATGCACAACAACAAGGTATTTTTGTTGTGCTTATTGACAGTGAAAACGCATTAGATGAAAAATGGCTACATGCACTTGGTGTTAGTACTGAAGAAGACAAATTGTTAAAACTTAACATGGCAATGATTGATGATGCCGCAAAAGTTATTAACGATTTTATGGCAGACTACAAAAAAGAATATGCAGACAAGGACACTGATGAGCGTCCAAAAGTATTGTTTGTAATCGACAGTTTGGGTATGATGCTCACACCTACAGATGTTGCACAGTTTGAAAAAGGCGACTTAAAAGGTGATATGGGTAGAAAACCTAAAGCATTGTCAGCACTTGTGCGCAATTGCGTTAACATGTTTGGTGACTACAACGTAGGATTAGTAGCAACAAATCACACATATGCAAGCCAAGATATGTTTGACCCAGATGACAAGATTTCAGGAGGTCAGGGCTTCATTTATGCATCAAGTATTGTTATAGCGATGAGAAAACTAAAACTTAAAGTTGACGCAGATGGCAATAAAACAAGTGACGTTCATGGCATACGTGCCGCCTGTAAGATTATGAAAACCAGGTACGCAAAACCTTTTGAAAACGTACAAGTGGAAATCCCTTACGAAACAGGCATGAGCCCATACAGTGGACTTGTAGACTTCTTTGAACGTGCAGAGCTACTTAAAAAGACAGGTAACCGTCTTGAGTATACTAGCCCTGTTAGTGGCGAAGTTGTTGTACAATTCCGCAAGGCATGGGAACGCAATGATGAACAATGCTTAGATAAGATCATGGACGATTACAACGAAATCCAAGTTAGCGGCGAAGTAAATCAAGATATTACAGAAGAAGAACTAAATAGCCTTGATGAAAATCCAACTACTAATGAGGAAGTAAATGAAAATATCGAGTAACGAGGCTACCAGTATTGCTGAGTTATGGGGGAGTATAAAAAATTATATCCCCCAAAAAGATAAGCAAGCGGCGGCAGAGCACTTCTTGACTACTGTACAGGATAATGCTATATTAGATTTAGAAGAATGTGCAAACGAACTATTTGGAGTTTGTGGCACATTAGATAGAGCATTAAAAGAATATGTAGTGGAAGAAGATTATGATGAATACGAAGAAGAACTCGAGTATTAATAAATGACCAATTGGTTATTACGTGTAAAAGAAAATTTAGCTAACATAGTGCCTGCTATTGAGCACTATGAAAAAGAGCTAGTAGAGGCAAGAAAACAAACTGGCTTGTTTGGTAGTGTTGAAAAACACAGTCGAGACATGCCAGGTATTGTTGAGCAACGTTTTAACCAGTTACAGGAAATTGAAAGTATTCTTGAACATCTTAACATCGAACTAAGAAAGATACGTAGTGAAAAGTTCAGAAAGTTTCTGGAACACTATAATCGTCAACTAACTAGCAGAGATGCTGAAAAGTATGTTGATGGAGATCCTGATGTTGTGGATCAACAACATCTGATAAACGAGTTTGCACTGCTTAGAAACAAGTATATAGGGCTATCCAAAGCACTAGATGCTAAACAGTTTCAGATCAATAATATTGTGAAGTTAAGAGCGGCTGGACTCGAAGATGTAAGTTTGTAGCAGAAGTGTGGCGAGGCCTTACTTTATGTAGCTAACACAGAAGTGTTGCAAAGTCGTTTAAATTATCGTCTCCGAACATCGACTGCTACACAAATACTTATATCAAAAACAAAAAAAAGTGTAAAAAACACAAAAAAAATTACAACTATTTGAAAAGGCAGGATTTTTTCCTGCCTTTTTTTTCTGGTTTTTGTTGACAAGTAAGACGTTTTACTTTATAGTATAAGAGTAAGTTAAGAAAATAAGGAAAAAAATATATGTATAACGGTTATCAAGAAAAATTGTTTAGTAATAGTTGGGGTGTTAACAGTGGCTTCAAAAGATTAGCTGACGAGTTACATGAATTGCTTCCTCTTGCAGGTAAGTGTGAAAACTCAAGAGGTAAAAACAAACATCTTGATAAGTTTAGAAGAGCGCAAAATGCCGCTTATGACTTGTTTAACAATGGTCTTTGTAACAAAAGAGGATTGTTTAAAAACATATATGGTTGGGCTCCTTATCAGAGTAGCGTTCATTATGCTAGTAACATTACTTGGGCTCAGTGGGAGGATCAAGTAGAAGAAGTTCTTACTCCAATTATTTTAAATGCCGCAAAAGAACAAGGCATTAAATAAAAATAGTTGTTGACAAGTAAGACGTTTTACTTTATCATATAGGTATAGTTAGAAAAAACAGGAGTTGCAAATGGCTTATATTTCCGCAGAAGATGTTAAAACAATCCGTGAAGCTCTTAAAGCAGAGTTTGGTAAAACATACAAGTTTGGTGTAAAGCGAGATCATCATTCAGGTGTGCGGGTTACTTTTAAAGAAGGTCCTGCGTTTGAGATTACTAAGCGATTTGATCGTTTCTCACACGAAGAAGTTGAGGTAGATATTAATGGTTACGAACAAGTTAACCATTACCATACAGAGCGTATGTATGGTGAAAACAATGCAAAGATTATCGACAAAGTAAGTGAAATTGCTCACACTGCACCAGGACTTGCTGGTGGTAAAAAATACTACTGTAATGATGATATACAGACTGATTACTTTGATCGTGCTTATTATGTCAATATTCATATTGGCGATTGGAATAAACCATATATTGTAAAGGAGGTATAATGAAAATAGACTTTGATAAAATAGACAACGTAGTTGTTGAATGTGTTGATCTTTATGATTATCCCGACTTTTGTGATGCTTATATCGAAAGTTGTGATATAGACGGAGTTCCTGCTACAGAAGAACAGTTGGAACTTATCAATGAAAATGGAAGTTTTGTTAACGAACAAGCCGCAGAGGAGTTTATAAACTATGGCACCTAATGATCTTCAAAACGCAATTGATGCAATCCGTAAAATTAGCACTCAAGCAGATTTAAATGTTCTTGCAGAAGAGTGGAAACGCCAAATGACTTACATTGGCCGCAATGCAACCCGTGGTATGAAAAAAGGCGACACTATTAATTGGGAGTCACGTGGTTATGTTCACACTGGTATCATTACCAAAATGAACCGCAAGACTACTGAAGTAGTAGCCGCAGGTGCTACTCCATTTGGTCGCACAGTAACTCGAGTGCCTAACTCAATGATTACAGGCATTGTGGAGCATGCATAATGGAAGGCGATAGCTTTTTTGACAGTGTTGGCGGACAATTCCGCCACTTTGTCCGTAATATGTATTATGCGGCTATGAAAGAACGTGAGCTTTGGAATCAAGATACTTGCACTATAGAAGAATATTTTTCCACTAACAAATATTGGTTAAAGGAAAAATTTAAAGAAACTGGTGGAAATATGCTTGACATTATGGAATAACTAGTTCATAATGCAAATATAACAATAGGGAAGAAGATGAAAAAACGTTACGATATTATGGAAGTTTTGACATTAGCAATTGCAGTTGATGAAGCACAGGGCTTTATTAAAAGTGGCTTTGGATACTTTGATCATAAAAATGACGTCGAAGTGCTGGACAACAAAACAACAATTGCAAGAATGTTAGGAGATCATCCTAATCCTCCCAAAGTTAAAATAACAAACAAACACCGTAAACAAGCTCAGGAACTTAAAGAGTATTTTGACGGTGTGATTGTAATGAAAAAACTAACAGGCAGTGTCAACGGATTTGAGGACAGTGTAGGTAAAATTATCAATGGTACTGAAGTTGATAATTATGGAGTTAGTGTACTTGCTAGTTTGCCAAACAGTTTGCGCATACAAAAGCAAAGAGATGAAATGGACGACTTTTATGAAAACATGCGAACAGATAGTGAGTATGTGGGTGCAACAGGCAAACGTAGTAAGTTTGAGTTGTTTGTAAAAGATGTAAAGTATATTGCAAAATATAATATACATTTGGTAACTTGTGTAGAAAGTGGAAAAAACTTGGTTAAGTTTTTCTGGAACAAAGATCCAGATGTAAGTGACCTTATTGTAGGTAAAAATATGACAGTAACAGGATTTGTAAAGGAACAGAGCGTTAGCAAATTCAGTAAATGTAAAGAAACTGTAATTAATAGAGTAAAAATTACAGAAAGTGCTTGACACTGATGGCAGTTGTGCTATCATGATAATATAACGAAACTAATGATGGAGTGAGATTTATGCAGAAAGTTCGTGTTTTGACAGGTCAGTATGGTGCTACACCAATTAAAGATACAGTTTTTAAATTGGAAGCACCTTTTAAAATTGGCAAAAAAGGTGGATTTATTACAGTATGCGGTAAAGATGTTGTGGGTGTTCCAGATCGTAAAATCCGTATTAAAGTAGAAAGTCCCAATAGTTTTGAAGAAGTAGATGTAGAAACACCAGTTGGTGGTGCAAATACTAAAGTAGAAACTGATGCGCAGATTATTAAGCGATTGCGAGAGCGTTTTGAAATCCTAAAAGATATGACAGATGCCGCAATTGACGGAGTTGTTAGAGGTATGGTTGTAACAGGCCCTCCAGGTGTAGGAAAAAGTTTTGGTGTTGAGCAAGTGCTTGACGAAGCCAATGTTGCTACTAAACTTACTAATGGCAAGGAAAAATATGGCATGGAAAAAGGTGCCGCTAGTGCTATTGGTTTATACAAACTACTTTATGAGTACGCAGAAAAAGGCAGTGTACTAGTACTAGATGATTGTGATACAGTACTGTATGATGAGACTTCGCTAAACTTACTTAAAGCCGCACTAGATAGTGGCAAAAAGAGAAAGATAAGCTGGAAGTCAGAAAGCCGAGTACTACGTCAGGAAGGTATTCCAGACGATTTTGAATTTAAAGGATCAGTGATCTTTATTACAAACCTTAAGTTTGAAAAGGCCCGTGG